ACTGAAATCATAGTGACTGAATTGGCTGTGACACCCACTGTTGACACATTGCCTGCATACTTGTAGGCAGCACCTGTGGGCAAGGTGATGTAGTAAGGTGTGGCACCTTGTTCCACAATAATGGTCAGGGTATCTACTTGGCTATCAGTGTTGGTGCCATCGCTGGCACTTGTGACCATGTTTGAGTAGCCTGTTATGGTGCAGTTGGCTGTGGGCACAATGTTGTGCACCTGTGCTGTGGCTTTGTCTATGGCAAATGAGCCTGAAGTGGCAGTGGCTGACTCAAACTCGTGATATGTTCGCAAGCTGCCTAGCTTGTTCTGTGCCACATCATCATCATTGCGTAAGAAGTAGTAGTTGGTGGCTGCTCTTGCTGTGTTGGCAGTTGTCACACTGTGAGTGCCAAGTGTTGAAGCGTTGCCGTTGTAGAAGCAGAACATGTTGCCTGTGACATTGGCTACAAGCAAACTACTGCTGTATCCAAGGTAGTTGGTGATGTTGGCTGCTCCAGATCCCTGACCCACCACAGAAGCCACAAACCCATAAGCATTACCTACACTAGATCCGCCATTGATCGTGAGCACACCACCATTCATTGTGGCGTGGCCTACTGAGGTGTTGCCTAAATTGTAAGGTGAAGCATTGCCTATATCCAGGTTGAACTGTCCTGATGCCAGACTGAATGGAGCACCAAACGCTTGTCCCAACGCAATAGTATTGGCAGCGGCTCCGCCACCAACTCTGATACGACCACCAATGGCCTGTTGACGGAGGCCAGTGTTTGTGATATTGCCAGTTAAATTTACCTGGGTCTCTGCTTCAAATTGTCGTGCTGTGCTACCAGTGTTGCTACGATCAATCATGTCCATAGAAGCAAGTCTTGCAGATATGCCCACAGCATTGTTGCCGTTCCAGCCTGTGCCTACCATCACACGACCTGTGTAGGCTGCTGTGCCTGTGGCACCATCTGGTGACCACTTCATATCTGTGGCAATGTTGCGGCCACTCACCACAATGTTGCCTGTGCCGTTGGTGATGTTGGCAGTGCCCACCACAGTTTGCTGTGTTGAAGTAAGGTTGGCTGTGGCCACAAGGTTGGCACCTGTGATGTTGCCTGTGGCTGTGATCAAACCTGCTGTGATCAAATTACCGCCTGTGACATTGCCACTGGCACTTACTGTAGTAGCACTTACCGCAGCAGGTGTCACATTGCCTATCACCATGTTGTTGATGCTGCCAGTATTGGTGGGAGCAATCTCCACAGCACCTGTGCCTGTGGGCTTGATATGCACATGTCCTGTGCCTGTGGGTGAAATGTCTACTTGTGCGTTGGCACCGTTGATGTTGGTGCTAACTGATATGGCAAAGTTGTCACCGCCACCTGCACCCCAAGAGGCTTGTGTAGTGCCACCAGAATTTTTCAGTGTGCCACCAGCAGAGTTTGTGGCCAAGAAGTTTGGAGCAATCACATTGCCGCCTGTGATGTTGCCACTCACACTTAGACTGGTCAGTGTGCCCACACTTGTGATGTTGGCCTGTGCGTTGCTGGTTACTGTGGCTGCTGTTGTGGCTGATCCTGCTGTTGTGGCTGATCCTGCTGTGGTTGCTGTGTTGGCAGCATTGGCCTGTGTGGCCTGTGCAACAACACCTGTGACATTAGCACCTGTGATATTTGTGAGCAAGGATCCATTAGCCACAACATAACCTGCTGTGACATTGCCACTAGTTGATATGGGATTGGATCCAAAGGCAGCTAGATTAGCAGCCACATTGGCATTGCCATATGTGCCTGGCTGAACTGGCAGTCCTGTAAGTTGTGATCCGTTGCCTAGAAAGTAGGAACCTGTGATGTTGCCTGTGGCTGTGACCTGTCCTGCAGTAGTAATATTACCACCTATCACATTGCCTGTGGCAATCATGATACCGCCAGCCCCTATGTTACCACTACTGCTGATGTAGCCAAGGTTGTCAATGCCGCTGGTGTTGGTGCCTGATGCTAAAAATGCGGCAACTTCTGTGTTGCCATATGTGGCATTGGCAGAAATGTTGGTGGCATTGTATTCAATGATGATGGGATAAGATTCTGAAGTTACTGCTACATTGGCAACTTCTTCTGTGATAATAACTTGATATGTCATATTATGCCACCACCAGTGCTGAATATAACGGACTTGTGCTGAGTGTGGGGTCACCTGCTGTGACTCCTGGCTCCCAGGCACCAACCAAGGCATACCTATGTGTGTTCACATTGGCAATGGGCGAGTTCACATCTGTCCAGGTTGTTGAAAACACTGTGATGGGAACATTCTTACGAGCATCAGGAATGATTGGTCCTGTATACATTAGGTTGGGTTGAATTACTCGCACAGTGCCTGTTGCGGCATTGAGTATGGTGGGCACATAGATGCCACCTGCAAATGAGGCCATTGTTGTGACAGGGAATGTGCCAATCACAGTTGAATTGCTAAAGTTGGGTTGTCCTGTGTAGCGTAAGAAACTCACTGTGTCAACCACAATGGTTTGAAATTCCACAGCAAAGGTCCAGCCTGTGATGTCTTGTTGAAAGTTGTAGATCAGTGTTCGTCTACTGCTTGGGAACCATTGTTCGCAGATGATCTCATCTGGTGATCCCACATACTGTGCAAAATTTAATACGCCTGCCATGATGTGTCTCCAAAGGGTGATACTGCTGGCACTGTGGTATCAGCAATGTGTTTATTTATTGCCTGGTGGAGAAAAGGTTTGTGTAGCGGCATTATATTGCCATTCGCAGTTGACAGGTTCCGCACACTCAATCCATTCACCAGGCACATCTGGCCAGGAGTTGAGTTCCAACCAATTGGGTTGTGCCTGCACCAGGTGTGTGACCACTCCGTTGTAAACTCTTGCGTATCTGTGTTTCATATGTTCTCCTTAAAAACCAGCATTGTTATTGGTATACACATTCCATCCCACGGTGATGTTGGCATTGAATGTGGGGTTTGATTCAGTGTAATTTAATGCATCAAACTGCAGGCCATACTGATTGCCAGGTGTTAGGTTTCCAAATCCAACCGTGCTAAAATCAGACCAATAATATGTGCCAACACCTCCAGATGATTCTGAACTGATTACATTTCCAACAACATTGCCTGTGTAATCAAACAGCCTAGCAGTCCCACCAGTATTATCTTGAACCTCCCCCCAATAATTTGGAGCAGCATTGCCTCTACCACCATTGGCACCTGATGAGTTTGTATCAAATACTACATCAATCTTGTAGCCCATGACATTGCCAATTGATGCAGGAACTGTGAAAACAGTGGTTCCAACTGTTTTGAAATTATTCACATTGGCACTCTGAGAAATAATACTGGTGATCTTGCCAGCACTTACTGAATATTGATATCCTTGACCCAATTGAGCACGAAATATGGGTCCAGATGTTGCTGAATCAATAACAGCAGTTGAATTGGCAGCGGCATTGGCAGCTGTGTTGGCAATGGCAGTGCCACTGGCAAAAGCAATGTTGGCACTGACATTTGAATAAGGGCCTGTGCCATTGAAGTTGATGCCTCGTGCTTTCCAGGCATAGGTGCCATCGCTGAGGCTGTTGGTTGAAAAGATCACTGTGTTGCCTGTGACAAAAGCATTGGCATCTGTGGATGCTACTGATCCCACAAGATTAAATGCTGTGTTGGCCACATTGCCTGTGACCAGCACATTGCCTGCCCAGAACTGCATTCTATCCACAATGCCTGAAGGAATGGTGCTGGTGACCTGCATGCTGGGAATAGCATTGATGCTGACCACATTGGCTGTTACATTGCCAGGTGTGCCAATAGATGTGATTGATCTAATGCCAGGTGTGCCTGCCACAAGGAAGTTGTTCCAGGTGCCATCATAAATGGTATCATCATATTCAGTGCAACTAAACTCCAATCGCAATGATCCATCATCACCTTCAATTTCTTTCACACGCATGATGCGGAACTCTTTGGCTGTCCATCCATAGGTGGAACTGGTGATGTCAATGATTTCGCCTGCTTGTAGATTGATCTTGCTGTAATCCATCACAATGGTCACAGTGAGATCCAAGCGACTTTGCTTGAGTGTGATCATGCCCATGTGTTCAGCCTGTGGCTGATTGTTGATGAACTCTGAACTTACCTGCAAGGTGTTGTCTGGCTCATAAGCATTACGCAGGCCATCAGGCAAGTTCAAGGTAGCATAGTGTGGTTGGTCATTCATGTCATTTCTGGGATACTCAATTTCTATAGCATTATACATATTGGTTAGGCCAGAGCCAGATATTTGAATAGGTCCAATGATGTCTGCTTCTGAAATTGACGCAACTGAGTTGCCTGCCTCATTTATTACCCAGGCATACACACCTTCATGTGTGTTGTAGGTAAACCAACTGGTGCTGGCTTCTGCTAGGCGTTCTAGGTTTGACCAAACAGGTTCACTGGTGCGAACCACTCCGTTAATTTGTTGTGCGTTTAAGCTTGGCATAGATTTTCCTTAAGAGATATTGATGATAACAACACCATCAGCACCATTTTGATTGCCCACACTAGCGATAGTGCTGCCGCCCAGACCATAACTGTTGCCGCCTGGCACACCATCTGAACCATATGTTGCTGGTCTTGTGGCACCACCACCACCCAGCACCGCACTGCTGGTGAGTGCATGTGTAACACCCACACCACCGTTACCGCCAATAGTTGTTCCTAGGCCAGGATTGCCTTTCCCCCCTCCTCCTCCACCTTGTGATCCAATATTGGCGGTGCCAGAAAATACTCCGTTTCCAGCCAAACCAGAGTAAGGAGCACCAGATGTTATGTTGCCGCCACCATACCCGCCTGTGATGTTGCCAACAGTGATATTACCACCACCATAACCTCCGTGATCAGCTGCTGTTGCATATCTATCTGGGGAATAAGGTCCTATTATTTTAGTTACCCACCAGGCACCAGGTAATCCGCCTGCGGCTGAAATATTGATATTACCAGAACTGGTCACACTAGAATTACCACCAGCATTGCCAATGCTTAAAAAACCTGGGGAATTGAGAGCGGTAGCACCTCCTGTGCCCACTGTCACATTGTAGGTTGTCTGATCAATAGGGGAGGTTTTATACCATTTAACCTCTCCACCACCACCTGCTCCACCAGGAATAAGACTTGGACTACCACCACCTGCTCCAACAACATTGGCTCCCTTCTGTGCTGAGCCACCACCACCAACTATCAGCATGTTCACAGTGCCATAGCGGGCTTGTTCAAAACTAGGAGTCCAGCTAGAATTGCTGGTGAACACATAGTTGTTGGCTTGATTGAATGCCTGAACATTGGCCGTGAGTGTTTTGGTCAGAGTGGCTTGCACTATGTTGCCTACACTTTGTGTATAGGTAAATGTGCTGTTGCCACTCACACTGTTGGCAGGAGCAAATCTAATGTTGCCAAAATTGGCATTCACAGTTGTGGTGTTGCCAGAGAATGTGTAGGTGTTGGCAAGATTGCCCCAGGTATTGGCTGTGAAGTATGCATCACTGTTGCCAAACTTGCCAATGGCACTGTTTAATGTTATGGTATAGGTCTGACCAGTATCTGGTTCATCATCAAGACTTGGAGTAGATGTGGAAAACAACTGTGTGATGGTATTTGTGACATAGGTTCTGTTGATCATGTTATTGACATAAGCGTTCACATCCACTGTGGTAGTCCAGGTTCTTGTGTTGCCTGATTGGTCATTAACTGTGGTCACATAAGAATAATTGGGTGCTACATCATACACAATGCCAGTTAGGTCAGTGTATTTGACATTGGCCATGGCTTCTGTGAATTGTTGAGTAGACCTAATGCCAAATGTTCTCCAGGTAGCAGGAGCAATTTGTAGCAAACCAATATTGCTATAGGTTCCAGCATAGGCCATTGTGACATTGCCCACATTGGAGAATTGCACATCAATTAGCACATCACGCACAGGGCTAGTGATACTGGTCATGTTGCATTGGTTGGTAATGTTGGCAGTGCCTAAAGGAGCTATGTTGGCAGTGGTGTTGCCAAGATTAGTGCCAAATGAAATGCTATAACCACTTTCATTGTTGTAGTTGATGGTTCTTGCGTTGTTTAAGTCTATGATGCTGTTCATGTTAGTGTTATCCAAGGATAAGAATTTAGACCCAAGCGACTGATGGTTGTGGCAGTGGATTCACCTGTGAAAATTTCTGGCAATCTGATACCCGCACCATATCTTGTGTTGGTGGCATAATCAAATATCACATCACCACTCTTGGTCATTGAGTTGATGATGTTGAATTGGTAATCGCCTATGGCAGTGACATTCTTGTCTCTGTTGTAGTCCACACGCACAAGTGCAAACACAATATCACTCATGTTGTCATTGGGTGTTGTGCCTGAAGGTCCATCCCAGTCAGGAAATATGTCCCAGGCGTTGACAGGAGTAATAGTTGGTGTGCTTACGCAACTTGCGGCAGCGGGTGTGAGTTGATTGGCAGCCGCTCCTGACCCAGCATACATGTAGATCTTGATTAGGCCAGCCATTGAATCATCTTCATTTGGTGGAGTGTTGGCATCTACTGATTTGGCCACTGTGACACCATCTGCTTGAAAAAACAGTTGATCAGCATTGCGATAGCATTCATTGAATGTGTATGAGGAGGCAGATCCAGTTTCAAAAACTGGACCTGTTTTTTCTGCTATGGCCAAGCACACCCACATGGTCTTGTTGGAGTCCACAAGTTGTGCGTCTGTAATGGCACCGCCAAGATATGCTGATCCATACACCACAGGTATCTTGTGGTTGGTTGCTGGCGATAGCATTTGTCTTGCACCTGCATCAAATCCTGTTTGTTGTTGATTCTTTGAGATGCTACGATTCAGTGCGTAGCTCACCAGGGCAGTGATCGCAGTGCGAACCAACAACACACCTAAGGTGCTGGTTACTCCAATAAATCCTGCGGCTGCTGTGGCCAGGGCTGTTAAAAATGCCATTATGTTTCCTTCATCCAGGTTTGTTCTATTAGACGCCAGCCTCTACGACCAGGATCAAAATTGGTTGATGATCCTTGTGTGCTCAGCAACACAGCTTGCACACGACCAGACTTAAGATATTGATCGCAGTCTTGATCCCAGGCTTGCCATAACTTCACACCCACACGAGTGCCGCGATGTGATTCACTAACATACCAGGCACGCTCTTGCAACAGCTTGCGTTCTGGATCCCAAAAGTCTTGACCCAGTTCAGCAATTAGTGTGCCCACAATCTGGTTGTTGTCTACTGCCACACGCACATAATGTTGCTGTTGCCAGGCAGTGACCAGTTTGTAAATTCTTGGTGTGTCGCTCTCGCTTGACCAAGGTCTAAAGCCCACTCTTGCAGCCTGCGAGAACTGTTTAAGTAGTTCACAAACACCAGGCACATCTTGTAGAGTGGCAAAGCGACACAACATTAGAATGGGGTCTCCTGCACAAAATCATTTGCAACTGAACTGGCTGGTTGTGTAACTTGTTTTTTAGTTATATTAGAGTTGCCAAAGTCAAACGGGCGACCCACAAGATTGGTGATGCGATTGAAGCTTGAGTCACTTGGATAAAATTGATTCATTGATTCTTGATTGGTCCTGCGTCCTGTGATCTTGGTCATCAACATGTCCACAAGACTTGAACAGCTCAAGTTAATGATCAAACTAGACTCATCACTGAACTCATTGTAGGTTTCTGAGAAGCCGTAATTGGTCACAACACCTTGAAACATAAAGATGGGATTGCCTGCAATAGCAAGTGGATTATCAGTTATAGGATCAGTAAACACTCTGCGTATTTCTATGCGTGATCCTTTGATACGAACTGCTTGCACACCTTGAGCATACTCAATAGGAATGCCACTCAAACCAACTGCGGTTTCTACTGAACTGGTTCTAAGTTCACCAACACTTTCACTCACACTCATTAGTATGCCAGCAGGTGAATATGAGTAAGCCGTGCCATCACTTTCTGTTATGGTGATGGCTTTGTGAAATGTGCTCAATCTCAACACACCATATGAGGGTATGTCCAATCTCACACAAAGACAAATGCCTACACTTGAATAACCACTTAGATTGATGCTCATGTTCTGTCCTCGTAGAATACAAAATCACCTGACCAGTTGACCAGCATGTTGTTGCCAGCAGGCACTAGATTCCATGTGGGTCTTGTGACACACAGCACTGACCATGTGACATTTGCACCAAAGTATCCTGTGTATGAACCAGCGGCTTCGTCTATTGGGCGATTTAGTGTCACAGTGGCACCATTGCCTACAGCAGGATCTTGAACAACCTGATAAACTGATCCACTAGCACCAATCTGCAACCAATCACCAGCACGACAAACATAACCACTGGGCAATGAGCCTGCTGTGATGGTGCATGTGGTTACTGAGGTGCCCGCAGGAACTACAACTGTGAATCCTGCAGATCCTGTGCCCAGATAACCAATGATGTTTTCAAATCCTGCATGATTGAAATTGATGTCAGCAATGGTAATCCTATCCATCTGATCTAGCTTGGCCAGGTATGGTCTTGACTCCACATAGTTCTTGCCTGGACTTGGGCTCACTGTGAACTTCCACACACGACCTCCACGGCTCACTGTGCGTATGACATTTTCTCGTGTGATTGTGGAGGCTACTACACCACGACCATCAATGCTGAGTGCTGTGGCTGAGTCTACTATCCATTGAAAGGCTTCATTTGCTGTGGCCATATATTATCTCCGTTGTGATGGCTGTCTGCGACGGCCTTGTTCTGTCACAGCAAACAAGAATTCAGGATCGCTGGCCACTAGGCTACGGAAACTGCTTGCGTCTACTGCGTTGATGTTGTAGGTTATGTTAGTGCCTATGGCTTCATTGGGTGTTACTGATCTACCACCAGCACCAGATATGATTTCAGGTCCGCGTTCACCCACCAGCACAGGTGAGTTGTTGGGAATGATACCACCATTGGCAAATCCAAACAGGCTCTTGGCACCTGAGAATAAACTGCCCAGGATGTCACCACCTCCAGTGGATCCACCACCTATTTTGAAACTCTGTGCCAGGGTCTGTTGAATCTGACTGCGAAGTATTTGCTCCACAATTGATCCCAGGAATGATTTGAATTCCAACTTACCTGTTTTGGTAAAGTTCACAATCATGTCTTCCATGCCCTTGGTTGTGGTGGCAAATATGTTCTTGGCATTGTTGGCAGCATTGTAGGCAGCGTCTGCGTATTCATTGAATGCCTGTGTCCAGCCTGTGGCAAATGTTCTTGAACTTTCATACGCACTTGCGGTCACTGCTTGTAGATTTTGAACTCCTGCGGCAGCGGCTGCGTAGTAAGCAGACACTTCTGCAGGATCTAGCCTGGTGCCACGGCGTTGTTCTTCAGCATCAACAGCGGCTTTGCCTGCGGCCTTGGCTGCTGTTTCAATGTCAAAATACTTGCGTTGTATTTCAGGCAGGGTTGATTTGGCCATTTCGTTCTGAATGTCAATCAATTGATTCTCTGCTGTCACACGACTGGTGATGGTGAAGTCTCTAAGACTGCGAAGATTCTCTACATCAAATAGTTCTTTGGTCTTGACTTTTAACACATCCACTTGTTTGGCTGTTTCTCTGTAGATGGCAGCTTCTTCATTGCCTGTGAGTGTTCTACCAAGACGAGTTTGTTCTTCTTGAACTCTAGCACGAGCCGCGGCCTGTGCTTCTGTTTCAATGCCTTTGTAGCGTTTTTGTATTTCAGGCAACAAGGTTGTGGCAATCTGATTCTGTAGGCCATACAGTTTGTTTTGCAAATCATATTCTTGTTGCAGTCCAAACAGGCGTTGACCTTCCAGCGTGACCAGTCTATTGGTGTTTTGACTGGCCTGAGCAAACTTCTCAGCGTCTGCTGATTGTGTTTGTTTGATCTTGGCAATTTGAGCATCATAAACTGAACCCAGTCCTAGGTCACGATCTTCCTTGCTCATTGAAGCTTTGGCAGTGGTGAGTCTGTCAATCTCAGCCGCACTCTTGGTCATGGCCTCTTGTCTAGCCTTTTCAGCATCAACAAATTCTTTTGACTTGCCAATTAGTTTGTTATCATCTTCAATGGCCTTGAGACTGGTTGTGATACCTTGTCTATAAGCGTTGGTAGATGCCATTATGGCAGCTGCTTTGCCAGCAATTGCACTGGTGACTTCACGCTGTGCTTTGCCTTCCATGGCCGCAGTGTTAGCGGCTTGTTTGGCGTCAGATTTTTCTTTGGCGGCAGCTTCTTTGTTCTGATTGAATACACCAATGCCAGCGGCTGCGGCACCGCCTCCAATGCCCAGCAAGGTTCCTATGGCAGAACCACGATTGCGAATTGCTTGTCCAATATTGCTACTGGCATCTGCAACTAGACCTCCTAATCTACTTTTAGCAACCTTAGAAGCTTCACCTGCTGCCTTGGCACTTCTACCTACACCTATCAATCCTTTGGCAATAAAACTTAGGCCTGCCACTGCACCACGACCAAGAGCGGCACCTGGTATGGCCAGCAAAGCAATACTCAGTATGTTCACAAGGCCAGGTATCTTGCCCAGCATTTCAGCAATGGTAGCAAGTCCACTAAGGATGGGACCTGTGGCCTGCAGGAATGCCAAGCGTAGTGTTACCCAACTCTTTTCAAATTGATCGTTGAGTGCGGCTGCTCGTTGAATTTGTTCACTTAGCTTGGCAGCTTCACCTTGACCATTTTTCAAATCATCCAGGAACTGGGGATCAATTGTGATGTTGCGGAATGCCTTGCCCAGCAGGTCAGCCTGCAGTGCTGTTTTCTGTGCTGATGGACCCATCTTGGCCAACTGCTCAACTGTTTTCTGGAACAGTTGTTGTTCTGTCAGCATCTCCAGATCTTTAATTGTGATGCCTAATTTCTGAAAAGCAATCTGTGCTGCCGCTGAACCTGACGCGGCTGAATCAACTTGTTGGAAGAAGAATGTTAGTCCCTTGGCAGCTTGTTCTGCATTGCCACCTGCTTGACCCACTGCCAGTTGGAATCCCACAATCTTGTCCACAGCAAACCCTGTGGCCTTGCTGAGATCGTCAATGGCATTGGCCATCTGAATTGCACTCTTGGCAGTGAGCACAAATCCTGCTGTGAGTGCGGCACCTACCACATTGCTTAGACGACCCATGTTTAAGTGCAGTCCAGCCGCACTGGTGTTGAGTTTGTTGAAGCCTGTGGTGGCTGAGTTGGCACTGGAGTTTACTGTGCTGGCAAACTTCTGTGTGGCAGCATCTGCTTTGTTTAGATCAGCAATGTATTTCTTGTTGTCTATCTCAAGAACAACTTTGATGTTACTGGCCATTGTTTATTCTCCTAACAGCTAGAGGAACCAACACAGTGTCAATGTAGCGTTCAGTGGGGTCCGTCATGCCTTGTGGTGCTTGACGACTTGAGCCTGTGTTCAAGCGTTCAGCATAGGCATAGTTGGCCTTAATTTCAGTGCCTTGTAGCTGTGTGTTGCGTCTGGCATTGCCTGAACGCACAGGTGTTTCTTTTACAAAATACGCAAGAGCCGCTGATGGAATTTTGGCAAACTCAGCCTCAGTTCGTTTCTTCAATGATTCAAAAGGTTTGATGTTGGCCTTCATTTGTATGCTCATGGTGATTTGTTCCTTGTTCTATCTATCATTGCCTGCAACTCCTCAGTTGTGGGCACAGGGGCTGATTGCTTAATACCTTGTGCCTTGTTATACTGCCAGTTTTCGTGTTGTGCCGCAATGTCTGCCACATACAAATCCCATGTGGTAGCTCGTTGCATTACTTCACTAGGCAAGCAGCCATATCTATGAGCAATTGAATCAATAGTAATCACTATGGTGGTTTCCAGTGTTAGGTCTGAGAAGTTGACCTGATTGGCTTTCCCAAAGTTTCAATCACCTTTTGAATTGCTGCCATCATGACATCGCTGGGCAAGGCAAGGCCATCTTTGACCACAGGAGCACCTGATTCATCCAGGATCATGGCGTTGACAATTTTTGCCAACTGGTCAAAGTTACTGGCGTCTAGTGTGGCAAGTTTTACAAATGCGTCTAGGTCTTGACGATCCCACACCCAGAACTCCAAGCTGTCGCCATAGGCTTCTTTGATGTCTGGGGTGTCTAATTCAATGCGAACCAATTGGGGTTTGGCTGCCAGTTGTGATAATTTCATTTGATCTCCTGTCTATTAATCATTTCGTTTATGACTGCCACTGTGAAGGACAGTCTGTTTTGTATCTTGGCAAGATCACCTTGAGCACAACGAACTTCGTTCATGGCCTTGGCATTCTCAGCAAGTAAACTGCGTAGCAGTTCGTGGTTGGTCTTTGAGTCTATTACTGACATCTGTGAATCTCCTTGAGCAAGTATTTAGTTGGCCAAGAAAATAGGGACTGGATAGCCCCTATTTTGTCTACTACCTTGCGGCTTTAGGCCACTGTGTAATCGCCTGTCACAGTCAATGTGATTGGTGATACCCACACAGGTGCGTCTGCACTCACAGTTGGTGCTAGGCCAGTGACATAAGCGTTGCCGCTCATGGTCTTGCCTGCACCACCTGTAGAAGTGTCGCCTAGATACAGGCTGAAACCCACAAGTGTCTTGCGAGTGCTGAGACCAATGATACCCACATTGGCCACAGTGGTTGTGCCACCTGTGCCAAAGAATGTGGTCTGGTCAAGAACAATGTTCATGTCCAGGCTGTTGGTGGCAGTGGTAGCCACTTGCAGTTTACTTGCCTCATCCAATTGAGTCCAAGTGAACAGGTCATTATTTGCGTTAACAGTAATGTCCTGTAGTGCAGGCACAACAATGTTGCCTGTTAGTGTGGCATCAGCGGCAGTGAGAGTTAAGATAACCTCTGCTGCCGCTACGCCTGGGGCTGGATAGATATAAGCCATTTTGCTTTTTCCTTATGTGTTTACAATCAGTTGTCTAAAACTGAAATCAAACTGTGTTACCTGGGCATCACCAACAAATTCAGTTGAGACCTGAGTTGCTCGTTGTGTTACACCAGTGATGTCAGTGTCTAATCTGGCATTGCTGAATGTGCTGACCATGGTGGCATAGTTTGAGGGCTGGGTTTTTGCGTCAGTTGTGACATAGGCTGTGACTGTTGTGATTTGATTCACAACGCCAGGCCCATTTAATACATCAATGAGAGGTTCTTGTGCAACCTGATCAGAGTTCACATAGATATATTTGAAGTTCTTCAAGTATAAAGGATTGCCTTGGTTGTCCCAGGGCAGTTCTTGAGTCAGCGTGTAACCACTGACCTTGTTTGCTGTGAAGTAGTCAAGTATCTCTGTTCTCATCTCACTCTCCGTAGATTCCATACACCAGGCTGTTTGTCAGCTGAGTCTATGGTTTCAGAATCATCAAAGTCATACCAATCGCCTGCAGTGATCAGTTGACCAAACAACAGATCATATTTCTGTTGATAGTAACCCATCTTGCGACGCTCTGCTGAGTCTTCGTTGGAGAAGTCAGCAATGTAGGGAAGAATGTAATCGTATAGAGCATAGTAACAGCACAGGTCCGTGAAGTCTTGCTGTCTAGCAAGGATCTTGTCTGGGTCCAAGGGCGGCACATCAGCCACAGTGTTGATCTGTATGGCTGACGCACCTGTGTTACGCTCAATAAAATAACTTCTCCACCAATCAGTAGCTCTGAACAATTCTAGTATTCTAGCAGTGGAGCGGATTAGTGAATCCTGAATGTAGTTGTCATCAAGGCCTTCATTTTGTTCAAACAATCTTTGATCAAGAGAATCCAAGTCCTCGCTGGTGGCGAAGCTTAGAAACTGATTACCAAATGTTATGAAAGCCATGATGTCAAGTTCCTATCAGAGGATTGAACTGTCGTTAAACAATTGGATGCCGTAACCGTCATACAATTCACCAACGGCATAGTTGCAACTTGCAACAATGTCGTCACCTAGGAAACTTGCTCTACGCTGTGTTTCAATCTGAATATCACCCATCATGGCAAGACCCAGTGCTTCACGGTGGAACAATCCGCACTTGTAGTCGCCTGTGGTGCCTGTGTTGGCCAGGTTTGAAGTTTCAAATACAGGAACTCCAGACAGGGTGCCAATGAAGCCTTCACGCATGGCTTGGTTGGATACTTCACTGTAGGCACCTGACACGAATGGTGTGTTACCACTTGTGGTCAATGCTGCCTTCAGATCATATGCAATTGCAGGGTGCAACACGCAATACAAGTCTGTAGAAGGAACACCAGAGCTACGCAATGTGGCCACTGCCTGGAAGATGGCAGCAGCTGATATTGTGGTTGTTGCGTTACCAATCACTGTGGAGAAGCTGGAGAACAATGCAGTCAAGTCAGTGTCAATTTTGCGAGCAATTGCTTCGCCAAACAAACGACCCATGTCTGCAACAATGTTTGTGGCTGCGGAGTTACGAGCCAGGTCAGAAACCATGGTGCGTAAGGCAACTGTGCCCAGTGTCAATGTTGCTGAGTCTGCTGTCACAGTTGAGTTTGTGATCTCAGTGTCTGCTGAACCTGTGTAGGCAGCGGCAGTCTGGATTGGATAGATTGGCACTTTGACTGAACCACCAGAACCCATAGGGATACTGTAGTTCTTGACCAGGCCACGCATGATACTGCGTTCAGATGCTACGAATGTGGCTTCTGCGATGATCTGTGGGATCAGATTTGCTAAAGATGTTGAATTAGAACCAGCCATTTATATTCTCCTTGAATTAGGCTAAACCGTTTTGCCTGCGGTATTCCGCGTATTGCTTACGGTGATCTGGATTTTTCATGTCCAGTTTGGTGATGTCTAGAGTGCTAGTGGTCTGACGGCCCACATTTGACTGTGTGTTTGTGGTAGCAGGTGTTGCTGACACAAAGTGTGGGTTTGAATCAAGAAACTCCTTGACCAAGTCTTCTACTGCAAGTGGTGCTCCTGAATCTGTGTAACGCACAGAACCTTTTGAATCCACAATCTCTACATCACCTTCAGAGTTGAGTCTAAGGTTCTGTTGCAACAATGAGCGAACTTGGTCAGGATTGACCGCACGATACTTTGCTGCCGCACTCAACACAGGTGTGTTGACCTTATACTCTTTGATGATCTGATCTCTTTTGAAGATCTCTGCATCTTTTTTAGCAGCCATGTCTTGCAGGGTCTTTTCAAATTCACCACGCTTGAGTTGTTGTTCTTGAGTTCGCTTTTCAGCCTCAGTCTTCAACACACGCAGTTCATCTGGATCACCCAAGTCGTCATACTTGCTGGCATACTTCTTCTCAATTTGAGTTTTGGTTCTTGCCAAAATAGCATTGACTTCTTCTTGTGTGAAAGTCTTGGTTGCTTGAGCCTGATTGTCAGATGTGTCTGTGGCATCAGTTGCCATTGTAGCCAACGAATTGTCTGTCATTGTAGCATCGCCTTTTTATAAAGTTAGTGGTGTATTTAGTGATCTCACCAGATCTTGAGTATTACTTGTAGGGTCTTGGTGGCTTGGGTCTCTTGCGATTCTTTTCAGTTCGCATGCCGCGGGCGGGTAAGGGTCTTGTCATGATTTCTCCAATTGATTAAGGATACTCCTGGCCCAGGTCAATCCTGCGGGTCCGCCCCATAGGAGATAGGCCTGTGTGCCTGGAGTTTCAGAACCTGGCTCATAATACACCTTGGCTCTGCTGAGGAAACTGAATGTTCTGCGAACAGTGTCCAGACTAACTGGTTCACGGTTGGCAAATTGATTTGCACGGGCTAGGCCCACTGCTGTGCCACCTTTGCGGCTACGAGGCTGTTGTGCTCGCATTTCAAGCCCACGACGAGCGGCTGATGCCATTTGAGCAGTGGCACGATAGGTGGCCATTATAGCTTTTGCCCCGCGGGTGGTCTGTAGCCTGAACGATAGGCAGCACGACCTTGTGCCGCTGCCTTTTCTCGTGCATCTGCTCCTGTGTAGATCTTGCCTGTGGTGCCCCAACGGTAACCTACCTTGCCATTGGGACCAGGAACTCTTTGAACTGGCATTAGCGGTCTCCTTGCATGTGATCAATCTCTTCTTCAATCACACCTTCCCAGGCTCTACACCACCAGGTGGCGTTGACAGTTTCATCCCACTTGGAGCAACCAGCTGTGATTGGATCAAAGTATGAGCAGTTGGCACAGTTCTCTCCTGCAGGCACACCAGGTGTGTTGGCAGGCACATAGGCATTGGGCAGGCCATCTGTGTTGGTTAGGTATTTGGCAGGCTCTTCTTTGCCCAGCAGTTCCAGGATCTCATAATCAATAACTTTGTAAACACCTGGGTCTGTGGCAGTTTCCTTGGCAGTCTTTAGAGTCTGCATGTTGTTCTCTACATCACGAATGTTGAAGCTACCTGGATACTCCACATGGCCTGTCCACTCTGTGCCTTGATACTTGGCAAAGATACTCCACAACTGTTCTTCAGCCAGTTCAAGATTGTCTGCTTTCTCACTCAGTTTGGCATTGAGCAATTGAAACTCTGTTTGCATGGCCACACCACTCAGAGTTCTTGCTTCAGTGGCACGCACAGCACCTGTGTTGGCCATTTTGTCAATGACCTCCACCAGGTTGCGTTTCACTGCCAGCATGGCATCTACTTCAGCACCATTGTAATCTAATATGTAGGGTTTTAATCCTGGATCTAAATTGTCTGGCATCTGTATGATTGATCCTGCACCAATGCCTGCTTGTGTCTCTGGAGTTTTCACAAGACTGGGGTGACTATCAATTCTAATTGATTGTTCTATTTCACTGTTGATGTTGTAGAGCATGCGTTGTGCATCTGCAATGTCTGTGATGTCACTGATGCCAATGCCACGCACTGAACTGCGTAGGTTGTAGGCACACACAGCAGGAATGTAGCCCAGTCCATTTGCTTCTATATAATCTTGTTGCACAATGCGGTTTTCCATGTCCACTGTCATGGTTCTGATTGTGCTCTTGGTCCAGATCTTGATGGTCTGTGTGGTGTCCACAAACTCTTCAATGTATTTGAAATACACCAATTCATACACACCTGTTGAACTTCTAGCCCAGGCCCAGTCTGTCACTGCCAGGGGTGTCATTAGATTGAGATAAGGTCTCACACCCATGACCTGTTGATCCGCCAAGGTCACAGCTCCTGTGTCAGGCTTGGCCACCAGGATCCAGCAGTGTCCAAATACACTAGTCCAGGTTGAAACATCTTTCATGAATGAGTTCATGCTGCGACCATCAAGGTCAGCATCTCTAAGGAATGCCAACACTTCTGGTGAGTTGCTGAGTGTGCCAAACTCACGCTCTGGTTCTTCTCTAAACAGGAATGAATTGTAGACCTGCACAACTGACGCACAGTGATTGTCTAGGGGTGTGACCAAGATCCTGGCATTGTAGTCTGCGGCAGTTTCCATTTGGTATCTAGTTAGGTAAGCACCTTGCTTGTATTCCTGTCCACCTAGATAACTCTGAAAAAGGTATTCCCAGTTACTGCGATTTGAAGTGAACTCTCTATTGGTGCTGAGTGCTTCTGCTATGGCATTGTCTACTGTTTGTGTAATTGTCATTTATGTGGCTCCTATTGCGTGACCCCAACGCTGTGGGGCTTCTGGTGCTATGTCGCGGCGAACTGGCCACACATAGTCAAAGTAATATCTGGCTGCGTCAGTCAAGTGATCGTAGCCTGTGTCTTTGTCTGGCTGTGAGGTGCCAGGTTTGTAGTTGTGTCGTTCCAGACACTCTATGAGTCTTTTGCACCTGGGATCAACAAAGAAACGCCGTTGACCTG